GGAACAAAGCAAACTGTGGGTTATGCTCCAGGTCAAGCAGCAGCAACATTAAATATGAAACCATCATTCGCACAACAATCGGCACCATCTATGCAAAAAGAAGAACTCGAAAAAGATGTTAGAATAATGTTCGGTGGAGATGAAGATCTTTCTGAAGAGTTTGTAAGCAAAGCCGCTTCTCTCTACGAAGCAGCAGTAGTTACAAAAGTGCAACAAATTGCTGAAAGTCTCCGTTACGAACTCGCAGAGCAATTTGAAGAAAAGATTATGGATGTTAAGAGTGTTCTCGAAGAACAACTTGACACATATCTCAATTATGTCGTATCTGAATGGGTTTCTGATAATGAACTTGCCATTGATAATGGACTTCGTACAGAAATCGCAGAAAACTTCATTGGTAAACTCAAGAATCTCTTCGTTGAATCTTATATTGAAGTTCCAGAAGATAAAACAAACGCTTTTGATGAATTGGCAGAAGCAGTTTCTCATCTTGAGAATCGCTTGAACGAAGAGATCGAAACCAACGCAAACCTTATCAAAACAATCAAATCTCTCAAAGCAGATCAGATTTTTATGGAATCTACAACAAACTTGACAAATCTTCAAGCAGAACAAATTCGTTCACTTGCAGAAAATGTTCAGTTTGAATCAGAACAAGATTATAGAAGCAAGATAAATGTTTTGGTTGAAGGTGTTGTAAAGACATCCAACAGAAAGCCTCTCTTGGAATCAAAGAAACAACAAAAACCACTATTCGAAAGAGTAGTATTAGAAGAAGAAACTGATGTATCAGATGAACCTGCTGTAAGCGGATCTATGCAAGTTTATTATGATGCATTAAATAGAATAGTTCAAAAATAAAAATTTACTAAATAAAAGGTAATAAAGGAGTACTAAAATGGATAAGACTATGCTCTCAGAAGCAACAAGAAAGAAGTGGGCGCCAATTGTTGAACACAAGGCTCTCCCAGTAATCACAGATTCATATCGCAAGAATGTAACAACCATCCTCTTGGAGAATCAAGAAAGATTCCTCCGTGAAGATTCTCTTCAAGGTGTAGCAGGAACAGGTTTGGGTACAATCGGTGGCGCATCTACCGGCAACGGCGGCGTGGCAGGACAAGGCATCGACGCATTCGATCCTATCCTCATCTCCCTCGTTCGTCGTGCTATGCCAAATTTGATGGCATACGACATCGCTGGCGTACAACCTATGAATGGTCCAACAGGACTCATCTTCGCTATGAAGTCTCGTTATGGTAATGCAAATGGTTCTGCAACCGCCGCTGGTGTTAGAAGTGGTGTAGAAGCACTCTACAACGAAGCACTCAACAAGTCTGGTTCTAATGCAGCACCAACTTACGGTACGATGGCAGACATCTTCGAAGACGGTTTCTCCGACAAGACATTCGAAGCCGGTCGTCCAATGTCAACAAATACAGCAGAAACTCTCGGTACATCTGGTAATGCATTCAACGAGATGACCTTCTCTATCGAAAAGTCATCCGTAACAGCAAAGAGTCGCGCACTCAAGGCAGAATACACAACAGAACTCGCTCAAGACCTCAAGGCTGTTCACGGACTTGATGCTGAGACAGAGTTGGCAAACATTCTTTCCTCCGAAATTATGTTTGAAATCAACCGCGAACTCGTTCGTACAATCTACGAAGTTGCTAAACTCGGTTGCAAGCAAACAGATCTTGCTTCTATGAGCACCAAGAAGTTACAAAATACTTTTGGTGGAGTATACGATCTCGAACTCGACTCTGACGGTCGTTGGTCTGCTGAGAAGTTCCGTGGCTTGACATTCCAAATCGAAAGAGAATGCAATGTCATCGGTGCTGAAACCCGTCGTGGTAAGGGCAACATCGCAATCGTCTCCCCAGATGTTGCTGCTGCTCTCTCTATGAGTGGTCTTCTTGACTTCTCCCCAGCATTCAGTGGACAACTCAACACTGATGTAAACGGAAACACCTTCGCTGGTACTCTCCATCAAGGTAGAATCAAGGTATACATCGACCCATATTCCATGCCAACAAACTATAATGATTTCACACCAATCAATTATGTTTGCCTTGGATACAAGGGTACATCTGCATATGACGCAGGACTCTTCTACTGCCCATATGTTCCTCTCCAAATGGTAAGAGCAGTTGACACAAGTACCTTCCAACCAAAGATCGGCTTTAAGACTCGTTACGGTATGGTTGCAAATCCATTCGTAGTTGGATCTAACGGCCTCTCCGATGGTGAAGCACTCTCCGCTCGTAGTAACCAATACTACCGCATCTTCCGTGTTGATAACCTCCACGGCAACGACGCAACCCTCAACTGATCAATAGTTAAGGATTAAGTATAGAAGGGGGGGATCGAAAGATCCCCCCTATTTCTTTATAGATACTAATATGGAACAATATTCAATACCACAAAACAGAAATCTGAATAGAGATTATCTCAACGATCCTATACTCAAAAATGCTATTATCAGACAACCAAAATCTGAAAATCCTTTACAATTAAATGAGTTCAGATTTATTTTGCATCGCATACCGAATACTGTTTATTTGTGTCAAGCGGTTAATCTGCCTGGATTGATGATAGGGGAAACACAACAACCTTCTCCTTTTTCTGTTAAGATCAGAAGACCAGGAACAAGTCTTACTACAGAAAATTTAACATTAAGTTTTTTAGTAAACGAAACTATGTCTAATTGGATGGAAATAAGAAACTGGATAAAGATCCTTACAGGAGAAAAGACATTCTCACAAAATGCGTGGGAAAATGAAAAATATAGCGATGCCACATTAGTGATGATGAATAGTAGTTCAAATCCATTCATCAAAGTAACTTTCAATCGTTGCTTTCCATTAGAACTAGGTGGTATAAATTTTGCTACTACTGTAACAGATATAGCACCAGCAGTGGCAAGTGTATCTTTTGCCTATACTGGTTATGATATAGAATACTTACAATAAGGATATTATGGATCTCAAACAAATTCGTGAAATGACAGAAAAAGATCTACCCATAGATGAAACTTGTCTGGACAAAGAATCTCTGAACATCCCTCGTCTTCATAACAAGTATTTGATACTACTACAAGACGAAAAACTAATTCTACAAAAACACAAAATAGAATATAGAAAACTACAAAAAATAAAATGGGAATACTATACTGGTAAATTAGACGAACAGATTCTAAAAGAAAAAGGTTGGGAACCATTTCAGTTAAGAATCTTGAAACAAGATGTTGATCTTTATATGAATTCTGACGAAGATATAATTTCATATGAAGCAAAAATCGTGTATCAAGAAGAAAAAGTAAATTACATAGAAAGTATAATCAAAGGTCTAAACAACCGCCAATACCATATACGAGATGCCATTAGTTGGAAGAAGTTTGTAAATGGTGTAGTATAAATATAAGAATGAGTGATTTTGTAGTAGAACCTGTTAATAGCGTATTCATTCGCGTAAAATGTGATGGCGGCTTTACCAAAGAGTTGTCAGATCATTTTACATTTCAGGTTCCAGGGCATAAATTTATGCCTGCTTACAGAAACCGAATGTGGGACGGTAAGATAAAACTATACAACACTCAAACAAAAGAAATATACGCCGGTCTATATGACTATGTTGTTAAATTTGCCACTGATCGCTCTTACAGCATAACAACTACAGATCAACCACACAATGAAGATATTACTCAGGATTATATTAAAGAATACTGCAAAACTCTTGATTTGAAAGCGGCAGGAAAGTCAATAGATCCACACGAACATCAGATAGACGGTATTGTTCATTCTTTAAAGAAAGAAAGATGTCTTCTGCTTTCTCCTACTGGTTCTGGTAAGAGTCTTATGATTTATGTAATCTGTAGATACTTGCAAAATCAAATTGCGGATGACAAGAAAATATTGTTGATCGTACCCACAATCTCTTTGGTTTCTCAAATGTATTCTGATTTCTTCGATTACTCGAAGGGGACATCTTGGAAATGTAGAGAACATTGTCACAAGATATTCGGTGGACAAGAAAAAGAAACAGACAAGAAGATAGTTATTACCACTTGGCAGAGCATTTATAATCTACCAGAGAAATACTTTCAACAGTTTAGTGCTGTGATTGGTGATGAGTGTCATTTATTTAAGTCTAAATCACTTACCAGCATTATGACAAAACTAAAAGACTGTCCGTACAGAATAGGAACCACAGGAACTCTTGATGGTTCTTTTACTCACAAACTGGTAATAGAAGGATTGTTTGGCAGAGTACATAAACTAACTTCTACCAAAGAACTAATGGATAAGAATTTGCTTTCTGAATTATCCATAGATTGTTTAGTTTTACAATATCCTGATGAAATAAAACAGAGTGTCAAGAAATTCACATATCAGGAAGAAATAGATTGGTTAGTACAAAATGAAGCAAGAAATCATTTCATTTCAAATCTTTCAAATAGTATGAAAGGAAATACTCTTGTTCTCTTTCAGTTCGTAGAGAAGCACGGTAAACCTCTTTTCGAGAAGATAAACAAACTTGCTAAGAACAGAAAAGTGTTCTTTATACACGGTGGAACCGAAGCAGATTACAGAGAACAGATTCGCCAAATAGTGGAGAAGGAAGAGAATGCCATTATAGTGGCTTCTTACGGAACATTCTCCACGGGAGTTTCCATAAGAAGACTACATAATATTGTATTCTCCTCTCCATCAAAGAGCAGAATTCGTGTGCTTCAGTCAATCGGTAGGCAACTCAGAAAGTCTGAGCACAAAGAAAAAGCAAAGTTGTATGACATATCAGATGATCTTTCTTGGAAATCTCATCAAAATCATACTCTTAAGCATTTTCTAGAAAGACTGAAAATCTACGATTCTGAAAAATTCATATACAAGAAAATTCTAATTCCAGTAGAGGAGTCCTAATGGAAAATAACTACAGAATCTTAAAATTAAAAAATGGTGAATCCATCATAGCAGGGTTAAGTAGTTTAACCAATAAAAACACTCTGATACTGGAAAGACCCATGCAGTTCAGAACGATGACTATGATAGATGACAAGACTCTTTCTACAAAAGATCTTCTATTAATCAGAAATTGGGCAGAATACTCCGAAGATAAAAATGTAGAAATACCAAACGATACTGTTTTGGCTATTCTAAAACCAGACGATAAGATCGTGTCTGTTTATGATTTCGAGAAGAATAAGATGGACAATCCACCCGCTCCACAGACTCTGGTTCCATTTACTATGAACCAACAGGATGCAGAAAATTTCTCTAAAATGATAGATAATAACGATCTTCAAAAATTAAATATACAACTGGAATTACCACCAGACGCATCTCAACAATTTTTGGAAATGCTTGGTATTGAGTTTGGTGAAGAAGATTTAGATGATATGGATGATCTAGATGACGAGGATGATGATCTGGATGACGGGGATGATTTTCCTGCGCCACCAAAACCAAAAGCAGATTCCAAAAAACAATCTAAAAAACCTATGTGGGGAAACAGTTTAGAAGATTGGTCGCCCGATCCTTATGACTATCTTAAGTAATATAAGGCCTATTATCCTTCCCAACTGACACAGTTGATTGTAACGAGGCGCACCCCAAAATGCAAGGCCTATTCCTAAAATCTTTAAAATGACTTGACTTACTTGATACAGATACTATAATCTGTGCAAGGAGTAATTTATGACGAAAAAGAAATCAAAACAACATTACATAGACAACAAAAAGTTCTATGAAGAGATGCTGGAATGGAAGAAGAGAGTAAAAGAGGCAGAAGAGAGCGACGATCCAAAACCTCCCATCACGGATTATATTGCTAGATGTTTTTTAGAAATTGGAGAGAATCTAGCAAAGAAACCAAACTTTATGAACTATCCTTTTAAGGAGGATATGATCAGTGATGGTGTAGAAAATTGTCTGATGTATTGTTCTAATTTTGATCCAGACAAATCTACAAACCCATTCTCTTACTTTACACAAATAATCTATTACGCTTTTCTCAGACGAATACAAAAAGAGAAGAAGCAGAATTACATAAAGTACAAATACCTAGAGTCTTTGGATAAGAAGGGTGATTTCTCCGAGATACTAAAGGCCATGGGTATAACAGAAGAAGAAACTGTACACTTTGCAACTATGGAAAAGAAACTAAAAGGAAAGAAGAAAGAATGAAAGTCGCTGTTGTAACCGACACACATTTTGGAGTGAAAAACGATTCTCCGTTATTTCTCGATGAGTTCTTATCTTTTTTTGAAAAACAGTTTTTCCCTTACATTCTAGAAAACAACATAACAACAGTTTTACATCTTGGTGATCTTCTTGATCGCCGAAAGTTTGTGAACTTCTATACCCTGGCTCAAGTTAGAGACAGGTTTATGTCGTTCTTTGAAAAGAACAATATCACTCTTCATATTATTCTTGGCAACCACGATACATTTTATCGTAATACTAGCAGCATCAACTCTATGACCGAGTTGTTTTCGTATTACAAGAATATTCACATTTATGATGAACCAGTTGTAGTCAATATCGACGGATTTGATCTGAACTTAGTTCCTTGGATCAACGAATCGAATAGTGATAAATGCATCAAGTTCCTAGAAGATGCTAGAGGTTCTGTTGTGATGGGACACTTTGAAATCAACGGATTTCAGGTTGTTTCTGGCGTAAAGCATTGTCACGGAATGGAACCGTCTCTCTTCAAGAAGTTTGACTCTGTGTATTCTGGTCACTTTCATATAAAGCAAACAGATGGAAACATAACATATTTGGGAACTCCGTATCAGATTACATTTTCTGATGCTTATGACACCAAGGGATTTCACATCTTCGATACTGAAGATGCCAGCATGACTTTCATACCAAATGAAAGAAAAATGTTCTATGTGTTGTCTTATGATGATAGAACTGAAGATCCGCTCAAAACACTAGACCCATCCAAGTATAAGAATTGTTATGTGAAGATCATAGTTCTTAATAAAACAAAACCATACACATATGATCGTTTTGTAGAAGCAATCTACTCTGCTCAGCCAGTGTCAGTCACCTTCATAGAAGAAGTAATTGAGATCTCTAAAGAAGATATAGTTGACACGACTGAAGATACGATTACAATCATCAATAATGAAATCGACTCTATGGAAGAAGTCGATGATAAACCCAAGTTGAAGAAGATTGTACAAGAACTGTACATGGAAAGTCTCACGCTATGAATATCTTCGTATTAGCATACGATCCTTTTATTGCTGCCAAACAAATGTGCGACAAGCATGTGGTCAAGATGATCGTAGAAACTGCTCAAATGCTTTCTACCGCGCATCGTGTACTTGACGGTGTACCTCTGAACAGCACTTCTGCTTCTGGTAGAAAGTACAAGAAATATCTTATGCCAGATGCACAGTGGGACAATATTCTATGTAAAGCGGTTATGCCAAATCACCCTTGCACTGCTTGGTGTCTAGAGACGCAGGAAAACTACAAGTGGTTGTGCCGTCACGGTATGCAATTGTTGCACGAATACACTGCGCGTTACGGTAAAGTACACAAGATGGAACCTCTATATTGGGACTATTTGATACATCCTCCAAAGATGTTCAAGCATCGTAAAAATCATATTCTCACAGAATTTCCTCAAGCGATGCCTCCACAATACAAGGATCCTGATCCTGTTGTAGCGTACCGCCAATACTACATAAATGAGAAGTCTCGCTTCGCAAAATGGAAGTTGGGAAATGTTCCTGATTGGTATACTGAGGGTTTAAATGCTAAACAAATTCCTACAAGAAATGAACAACCTACAGAAACTGTATGAAAATACAGGTTTTGTAGAACTAGTTGAGTTGGAAGATGGATCTGTTATTATTACGGCAGATCGAATAGATGTTCGCGGCATTTTAGAAGAAAACGATTTTGAATATTATGAAGAATCTGACGGAATTCGTGTAACCGATTCTTTTGATGAGTTGTTGGAAGAGTTTGAAGAATATGATTTTGTTTCAGCATCTGCAATAGATCTTATTGAAGCAAGTGCTAAAAGAAAAGTAGTGATTCGTAGAGGTAAAAGAAAAGTAATATTCAAGTGTGCTCCTGGTCAGAAAAAAGTTGGACCTAGAAGATGTGTCAAAAGACCTTCTAGAGATCTGATGAAAATGAAAAGAAGAGCACGCCGAGCAGCGAGAAAGGCGAGAAGAAAGCGTTCTCAAGCGAATAGAAGAAGAAAGATCTCGCTAAGAAAAAGACCACATAAACCAAAACACAAGAAATAATAGATTATGATAAAATTTGAGAAGATCCGTTGGAAAAATTTTCTTTCAACTGGAAATGTGTTTACAGAATTACAACTGAATAAAAACAATACAACGCTTATTAGCGGCGAGAATGGTGCTGGAAAGACTACTGTTCTTGACGCTATTGTGTTTTGTTTATTTGGTAAACCTTATCGCAACATCAATATTCCTCAACTAGTAAATTCTATTAATCAAAAAGACTGTGTAACAGAAATAGAATTTGAAATTTCTAGTGTTAAATATAAAGTTCGTCGCGGTATAGCACCCAAGTTCTTTGAGATCTACAAAGAAGGTAAACTGATAGATCAAGATGCAACTAACAAAGACTATCAGAAGATGTTCGAGGATCAAATCCTACGAATGTCTTACAAATCCTTCTGTCAAGTAGTTATTCTTGGTTCTACCAATTATGTTCCTTTTATGCGTTTGACTGCCGCCGAACGAAGATCAGTCGTAGAAAATCTTTTAGATATTGATGTATTTTCTAATATGAATATCTTGCTGAAGGGTAAGTTGTCTATGCTTAAGGATCAGCAAAAAAATGCGGACAATAAGATTATTCTTCTTAGAGAAAGAGCAGAAGGACAGAAGAAACTGGTGAAAACTCTCGAAAGTTCCAACAAGGAGCAGATAGAGAAGTCGCAGAGTTCTCTTGAAGAATATAGAAAAGAAATAGAAGTTCTCACAAACGACAACCAAGAACTTCTAATACAAGTAGATGAGTTGGAAAAGAAACTAATTCCAACGGATATGTCCATTCAGGACATCGAACTGTCGAAGATAGAGACAGAAGAAAGTAAGTTGGAAAAGGAAATTTCTTTCTATGAAAAGAACAGTTCTTGTACTCGTTGCAAGCAGGAACTTTGCGAGGATCATAAGCAAAGTATAACCAAGGTGCTTAAGGATGATCTATCAAACCTTAACACCAAGAAGTCAACAGTTCTTGGACGAATGAAGGTGATCAAAGATCATATGGAAAGCAACTCTAAGATAAACAAAGCAATAACCGATCTTAACAAGCAGATCCAGTTAAATAATGCCAAGATTGCTTCCACAAAAGGTATAATCAACAAGACAACCGAACAGATCAATAAAGCAACAAACGACACAAAGAATGTAGATGACGAGAAGGAAAAGTTCAACCTTCTAGTTCAAGAAGGTTTGGATGCTACGGACAAAAGAAAAACCATAGTTGAGGATGTACATTATCACACTATTGCAGCATCTTTGCTCAAGGATAGTGGCATCAAGGGAAAGATCATAAAGCACTATCTTCCAATTATGAACAGAGTCATCAACAAATATCTTGCACAGATGGATTTCTTTGTTCAGTTTGAACTGAGTGAGTCATTTGAAGAAACCATAAAGTCTCGTCACCGAGACATCTTCACTTATGATAGTTTTAGTGAAGGAGAGAAGAGAAAGATCGACTTGGCTTTATTGTTTGCTTGGAGAAAGATTGCCGCCATCAAGAACTCTTTGAGTTGCAATCTCTTGATCTTTGATGAGGTTCTTGACGGTAGTCTTGATGATTATGCCACTGAATCTTTCTTGAATATTCTCAAGTCTTTTGGATCGGACACTAATGTGTTCGTCATCTCGCACAAATCTAAAGAACTTCTACAAGACAAGTTCCAAGATCATATTTCCTTCATCAAGAAGGGCAACTTCAGTAAAATGTTATGAAATTTGCTACAAAAGAACAGACGAAAGAAATATATGAAATATTCCGCAAGAGAGCGGATATATTTCCTCACATTCGTTTTGATTATGTGACCAGAGCAGTGAACAGTGGTCGATGTGTTTATCAAGACGGTATAGTGATAATCTTCAGCATATACAAGAAAAGAACAAGAGTTGGAACTTGCGGTATACCGAGAAACAACTGTATGCTTCATCAAATAGTCAACGGATCTGAAGGAAATGGTAAAGCGAAGGAAGTTCTCAATCAATTTCTTGCCTACATATCTTCGCTCAACTTGCCAGCGGTTTGGTTGAGTGTAAGAGCCGACAATAAAAGAGCGACAGAATTCTATGAAAGGAATGGATTTTTGCAAGTCGGTACAGTAGAATGGATGAACGGAACCCTAGCAGGATTGATATTCAGGTATTCAAATGAACAAACCATATTATGAACGAAATGATTATGTGATTAACTCAAAGATAAATGTACTCTTTGAGGATCTTCTTGAAATGACACCACAAGACTTTGAGAAGTGGGTGGTGGAAATGCGTAAAGAAATACTGCATTCTTGGGACACCTACGGTTGTCCTCCAAGAACTGGCAAAACAGAACAGGAAATCGTAGAACAATTCAATCGACTTGAAGCATTTCCTGTTCACGAATTTACTAATTCAGATGAACTATCAAATACACCGAACGATGTTATTATCAATAAGTCCAGAGTTGGTGTAGAAGTTGATCAGTTCTTTTCAAATATGTTCAAGACTCGTATTAACTATTCCGATAAGGATACTGGTTATTCCATTTATGACTTGTTTGCGAAGGATGAATATCTTCCGCGTGTAGTTAAGGGTGCTATGCGTCATCTTCGTCGTGATTCTATGTACAAACACGCGCTGTCTGCTATTCGTAACGATACGAAGTATTCTATTGTGGATGTAAACAATGGAGAGGAGTGGTTGGAAGCATTTTTTAATAATCCATCTGTGTTTACTGGTTACGATTTTATGCTAGAACAGGTGGAACCAAGAGAGGGATTGAACTCTGGTTATTTTCAAATAGAACAGAGTAAGATACTTCATATTTCAAAAGAGCAATTTCAAAAGTGGAAGAATGCGATGTCTTATAGACACTATTCCACATTCGATGCAGACAATCTGCCAGATGACAGAATCTATGCTCTTCGCATCTATAAGAAGGGTGAGAAGGTGTTTCCTGCTGGATTTGCTTCGTTTAGAATAGGATACATACAGCCGGCAGTGAATTTCCCACCACTTACTGCGAAGTATCTCTATGAAAGATTTACGGATCACATTAGAACAAATCAAACACTTAATATTTACGACCCCTCTAGCGGTTGGGGTGGTCGTATTTTGGGTGCTATGTCCGTTCGTGATGATCGCAGCATACACTATATTGGCACTGATCCAAATCCTGAAAATTATCCTGAAGGGTTGCATCCATGTGGCAAATATGGTTGTATCGCGGATTTTTACAATTCAAAGACATACAGAGGAAACTCTTTCTTCTCCACTACAAACACTTACGAAGTCTTCATGCTTGGATCAGAAGTTATTAGAAATAATGAAAGATTCGCCGAGTATAAAGGAAAGGTAGATCTTGTTTTTACTTCGCCACCATACTTCAATCGAGAAGCATATTCAGAAGACGCGAACCAATCCTACAAGAAGTTTTCTTCATATGAAAACTGGAGAGATGGTTTCCTTCGTCCGACCCTTGAAACCTGTGTTGAATGGCTTCATTCAGAGCGTTATCTTCTCTGGAACATTGCTGATCTTCTTGTCAAGGGAGAGTATCTGCCACTCGAAGAGGATTCGAGAAAGATTCTTGAAGAACTAGGTATGCAGTACAAAATGACTGTAAAGATGGCACTTGAACCTATGCCTGGAACCAATCGCATAGGTGAGGATGGTATTCCCAAGTGTAAGAATTACTGCAAGGTAGATGGACGATATTTGAAATACGAACCTGTTTTTGTATTTTGGAAGCCCTGACTTGACTGCAAGCATTCTTAGTGTAGAATATTGATATGACAAAGCGTTACAAAACACTCAGCAAGGGATCTGATCCCATTAGTGTTCTTATTGGCTCCGAACCAGAAATAACCGAAGAGGGTCAAATTTCTGGTGCTCTCAATTGGTACAGAAATGCATCAGCAAAGATGTATCCTAAGTTCATAAAAGAATATATGGAGAAAGAATCTTTTTCTAAAGATGAAATCTCAAGAGCAATTAAAGGACCAAAGAAAGCATACGAATACTTCGCTGCCGCTGCTTATGGCAGAATGGTGTCTCGTGGCGTCATTCTTCCAGAAGACGCATCCAAGAAACTGAAAGAAAGTATTAAGTATCTTCTAGAAAAGAATGCTAATAAGCAAGTAGAAGAAACACCGAAACTCAGCGTACAGGATCATATTAAGGAAAAAGCACACAGACTTATTTGTTCTTTGGAATTAGAAATTGATTCTTTGGCAGAAGCACTGAAGAACAGTAAGAAGCATTCTTA